GACCTGTTTGAAAATGAAACAACTGCAACGAGTAGACAAAATACAAACAGTTCAGGCATATAGAACATCACCCCGAGAGTCACAAAAACTAGTAACATAATTAAAAAAACATACGGCCAATTAGTGTGTGCGCGGATTTCATTGTCAAGTCGATCATTTCTCTTATCTGCATTCATCAATTGTTTTTCTAAATCGGTGATGGTAGCTTCAAGTTCCGAAATACGTTTCCGTAACTGAGAAGTCTCAGTATAAAACATTTTAATTTGTTTTGAGCGATTGAGATAAAAATTATATTTTTCATGTTGACTTAGGTTATAAAATTACAAACTACCACTAATTCTTCTTTCAGTATTCATCATGTTAGACGCAGCTAAACGAATCACCGCTCTATGCTGTTCTTCATTCCACCGTTGAATTAAAGTGTCCGCAGCTTCATCCGGAAGACTCCCTTCATCAAACATTATATGTTGAATAAGAAGTTCAGCAGCTCTCATACTCGAATGTCCCTCGTCCATTAAACTTTCCATTGTTGCCTCATTCTCATCAATGCTGTATGGTTGTGAATAAAAGTCCTCTGAAACATAAGGTGGATACGCATCACTATCCATTGGCACATAAGGTGGTGGTTCAACTAGATATTCCGAAAATAAACTGGGTTCGTATCGCAATGGTTTTTTGTCCACAAGATCGTGAAGTGCCTTCATAGAATTACACATCTCTATGTAATCCCCCTCTGGGATAGTGCCGACGTTCTTGTCCACAAGTTCCATGAGTTTATGGAGTTGGTTCATTTTTTTATATTTTTATAAAAAATTATTACTACTTAGGTTTGTACTGGACATCGAATTACCTTTTACTCGTATCTTCAATTCCCTATATTCTTCGTGTAAATCGTCTATATTTCCACCTCTGTATATAGCATCTTGCACTTTATCTGTGAAATCCGTCATATCATTTAATAAATTATAATTACGACTATAACTTTCTAAGAAGGATAACATTTTTTTACACTTCTTATAAAGAACCCTTAAATATTGTGTACGAGCAATATCCGAAGGAATTTGTATCTCTAATAATATATTTTCACGGCATTCGTTTACACATCGAATTACATCATAGTTTTGCTTTCGAATAGATCTTTGGGTAATGAAATTGAACATGTCCTTGAATAGTGAGGACATTTTTTTGGTGGGGGTGGGGGATTAGATACTGGTGCGTAGAGAACTTTGTGCCAAATTAAACGCTGAACGTCGGGGCAGAGTGATTCAGTAGCCTGACAAAAAGCAATGGCAAACTCGTCAGTGTAAAGTGGAATATAATCCTCCATTAATTCGTTTCACTTTCACAACTTTCTGCATTTTCTTTTGAACTTAGGTATCGTTCGAGCCTTTGATTTTCAAGTTGAACATCAAGGTAAATGCGGTAGGGTGCATCCCAAATGGCAGACTTTAACCACTTGTAAATACTCTGAAGATAATTAGGACCCATCTCTGCGGTTATGTTAGTAATAGCTTGAAGAATCATTATGGTTTATATTTTATTTATTTTTTAAATCCTTAAACATTTTTACGTACGACGGAACCATCCAAGCAGTAAGCACTCCCACCAAGCTCATGAATGAGTGAAATGGTGACATATATTATAATATTTACTAACATTAGAAAATGTCTTTAGACGACATACCTAAAAAGGTTCAGTATGTGACGGTAGATTCAAACTTTGTGAATGGGACAAATAACACATTTTCGCTTGACCTCACTTTAGAATCAAACACACATGTCGAAGATATGAGTAGAGTTCTGGGTATAAAAATGGTTGATTTTTATATCACACAAATTGGTCAAAGTAATTCAGGTGCAAGTACAAATATAGCAAAATTTATAGACATTGTGTGCCCAGAAATCCCAAAAGTTGCTCAAATTTTAGATGAAAGGCATGGTCAAATTTTAGCACGAGTGCCACTCGAAAGACACTTTTCTGGGAGCAATGACTTCATTTTAAGAGATAAACAGTGGAAAAAATTTAACCAAAAAACAAATTATTTTAATCCCGTGTCTATAAAAAAATTAAATTTTCAAATATTTGAACAACAAGATGATGGAGACTACCTAACACTTCAACCAAATGCAAAGTGGTACATGATACTCGAAATCACTACACAAAATATTAAAGAAAAACCAAAAGATCGAGAACTTCAAATTCTAATGGCACTCGAAAAACTCCTAAAAAAAATCGACACACTCAACCAAAATGTTCAAAAATTACCTGATAAACCACCCGAAGAAAATCCTAAAAAATATTCATTTGGAATGTTATTTGCCATCTTATTATCGGTGTTAGGTGGATTTATTTGGTGGGTAAATAAAAGCTCCACGTAATTGTAATATAATAGTATACAGATGACAACCGGACTTGGTGTAGGAACTGTCATGTCTATATTAGCATTATGTACCGGAACACCCCTCGAACCTCTACCACTTCTATACATTTTGGCCTCAGCTCGTTGGGCATATGGAGGTGATCGATACCTTGATGGTAAGACTGAAGATACACCCGAATCTATAGCAGCCGCACTCCTGATAGCCAATGTTATACTTTGGTACTCGGATCAAACCAAATATGTGGCACCAGAGATTTTATCTATTCTACTATATCCCTCGTTTAAACATAATTTACCCCTACTTAAACCATTGTACGTGGGAACATTTTGGGCGGGAGCTATCAGTGTTGTGCCACATCTCATAGCTCACGTGGATATTGTTGAAAATGAAACAATTGCCATGGGACTTCTCGCGTCAAGTGTCTCTAACATGGCAGATATTGAAGATGTAGAAAATGATATTAAAAATGGTATCTATACTATTCCAGCCACATTTGGTGTAACCCCGACGCGGGTATTCTCAGCTGGTCTTTTTATGGGTTCTGTATACAAAAGTGGTATTATTCCCCACGCAATTCATCGCCATCATCAAAAGCCTCGTCTCCATAAAGGTCTTCCAGTGTCTCCAAAATGTCTTGTACATCTTTAAGTGACGATTGCGTTGAACGAATACTCCACTTCGTTAACATTTTAATTTTTCTTTGTGCTTCTCTATATTTTGTAACTTGTTTTTCTAATTTCTTAATCATGATTTCATCTTGTTTAGCTTTACGCTGAAAAACTTTTAAATCTGTAGCACGCTTGGAAGTTTTTTGGGGACGAGATATACTTTGAAGTCTTCGAGGCTCACGAGAAGTATTTAAGATAAGAATACGTGACATATATTACTATCAATCACTATCTTTATTTATCATTTCTCAGCTTGTTGAGATCGTCGAGATTTGGGTGGAGGTGGAGGTGTGGATGAACCCGCTGGACCTCGTGGACCCGCTGGACCCGCTGGACCTACTGGACCCACTACACCCGCTGGACCCTCTGGACCCGCTGGACCCCCTGGACCCGCTGGACCTTCTAGACCCGCTGGACCCGCTGGACCCTCTGGACCCGCTGGACCCGCTGGACCCGCTGGACCCGAGGAACCATCCGAACTGGAACAAATATCAATCATTTTCTCTAAAATGTTAAAAAGTCGTGTTTTATCGAGACGTGTACGTTTGATCTCATCTTGAATTTCTTGTCGTAAAGCGTCCATTGTTCTATATATAAAAGAAAGATTATCTTTATAAGTAAATGATCGTGATCGGACCCCGTCTCAATACAGGTATCGGAAATCACGCCATAAAATACACCAAGTTATTTACACCGCATAGCCAATACTACCTTTTAGGTTCTACTATACCTGAAACCGAAAACGCTTTTATTTTTTTACTTCCACTTCAAGATCAAATAGAGTATGCTAAATACGTTAAAACACGTGTAAAAAATCTTGTATGTATGACTGTGTGTGAAACAGAAACAGTTCACGAAGATTATGGTCTCATCATGAATGAATTCAAACGAGTCGCAGTTCCAAGTGAATTTTGTAAACGAGTTCTCTCACGTCAATTTCCTGAAAATGAATTTTATATTATTCATGCACACATTCCAAAACCAACTGAAAGACCATATACATTTTATCACATCGGAAACGTGATGGATCCCAGAAAAAAGTTCAAAGATATTCTTCAAGCTTTCATAAGATTGAATGAACCAAATACCAGACTCGTTGTAAAAGCAACGTGTAATAAAAATATAGACATTCAATTACCACGAGTTGAAGTCATTAATGGTGTAATATCGGAAGAAGAAATGAACAATATACATAATCGTTCAGATTGTTACGTCAGTTTTTCACATTCTGAAGGTGTGGGAATGGGTGCAGTCGAGTCTGCACTCCGTGATAAACCTGTCATCATTACTAACTATGGTGGTGCCCCGGAATATATCAAGACACCATATACTATTGATTGTGAACTTCAAGAGTTGGAGAATGATGATTTCCTGTTTAAAAAGGGAATGGTTTGGGGTAACCCAAACTTTGATCAACTCTTAGAGTTCATGAGACACGCATATGAAAATCGTGTTCGTTACATGGATCACAAACACACTAAATCTTTGGTTGGACGGGAAAATGTTTTAGAAGAATTCATCCTGAATGTAATTGGTAGCAAAAACGATAATTCCGGTGAAGATAGTACCGCTCATTAGTGAATCCCGTTGAGCAATCATAGTCATTACTAAGTCGTCGAGGGGCTGAAAACCAGTTGGTTTTTTTAATATACGAGGGACGAGAACGGTGAGTGAAATGTAAAGAGCCATCGCTATTATTACAGGTCTAAGTGTTTCTTCGTCTAGCATTATTACATTAAGCTGGTATTTTAATCTCACTCACATCAACCTTTGTTCCAATGTTCATATTCTTCACACTATGTTTTTTACAGAAATCACCAAATACCGCTTTAAATGAACATGGTTTACCAGACATTGTAGTTGCACAGCAGATCTTTTTCGTTGTTCGCTGTTCAGTCACATTCTCCGGAACTTTATCTAAAACTACAATCTTTTGAGAGTCCCTTTTTTCCCG